AACATCTCGTCTCCACTCTCGCCGAAGGCAATGCCGAATCCGCCACTAGCTCTTGCTTCTTTCAATCGCTCTATCTGATCGCGGTACTTTTCAAGCGGCGTCCGGAGGTCGCCCGTAACGTCAGTGATCGACTTGCTGTATTCTTCGATTGCAGCGGCCTGTGCGTTTGTGAATGCCCGCTGAGACTCCCACGTGCCCGGCTTTCCGAGTGCTCCAACGTCACGAAGGCGCCGAAGGTCGTCCATTGTCGCGTTGAGCTTCTCTTGCGGGCTTTGCATGGATTCGAGAATATGCTTGCCGCGCGTCATATCGTCGGCCTTCTTCTTCATTTCGTCGAGCTGCTTGTTTGCGGCAATGAGCATTTTTATAAGCGGACTATCGGCACCGACGTCGTTGATCATGTCGAGAACGTCGGCAAACCACGCAGGATGATCAAAGGATACGATTTGTCGTTGAATGTCCGCGAGCCTGTCAATCGCAGACTTAGTTTTGTCGCTGTTATCGTCAAGTTCATCGAGTGTTTTGGCAAATGACACCGTGGCGGTTGAAGCAGAACCGAAAGACGACACAAGGTTGTCTGCACTGTTTGTCAGATTGTCGATTTTGCCGTTGCTCTCAATGAACGCTACGAGATTAGATGTAGCAGTATCGAGTGAATCAGCTAGGCTAGCCGCAAAAGCCTTCATCGCGTCCGTTCTGACAACGACGGCAAGCAATTGCGCGATACCCGCGGTAACCCCGAGCACTGCGACTTGAATGCTTTTGAATCCGACTTGCGTAAAAAACGCGACGCCAGCAACCACATCAGCAAACCACAATAATGCGGGACCGGCGTTGTTCATGATGTTTGCACCCGCCTCCGTAAACATTGCAGACCACCGTGCCCAAACCTTTTGAAATGGCGTCAACTGCTCGGCGACTTCCTGAGTCGTACCGCCCGCCGCTCGCAATGCCTTTTCATATTCACGAATCTTATCCGATGTCCCGAGCAAGGCCGTCATCGCCCCGATACTCTTGTCGCTGAATCCGAGCATCAGGAGCGTGGACTTTTTCTGCTCATCGCTAAGTCCACCAAGTTTCTTTTCAAGGTCGCCGATAATGTCCGCCATGTTGCGCATTTCACCGGAAGCATCGAATACGCCGATACCAGCGCCGGTAAACGCGGCCTTGTTTTCAATCGCTTTTGTCTGCAAATCACGTAACACGATTGCAAGCTGAGTACCCGCTTCCGATCCCTTTACGCCCTGATCTGCAAAGGCGGCAAGTACCGCAATCCCCTCTTCCATATCCTTCCCGAGGGCGCGCAGTGCCGCCCCCGACTTCGTTGTCAACGCCTCGGAGAATTGTTCCGTGGAAGCGTTTGCCAGGGTGTTGGCTTTGACGAGGACATCAGTCACTCGCGTTAGGTTGACTAGATTCTCGGTGGCATCCTTCACCGTCAAGCCGAGAGCCGACTGGGCGTCCGTTGCAAGATCGGTTGCGCGGGCCATGTCGAAATTGCCGGCTTGGGCGAATTTGGCGACTTGCGGCAGCGCGGCAATAGACTGTGCGGCATCGAATCCTGCGGACGCGAGGAAGTAGTAGGATTCGGCAGCTTCGGCCGCCGAGAATCGCGTCGCCTTCGCCACGTCGAACGCGGCCTTTTCCATCTTGCCCTTCATGGCATCCGATACGTCGCCCATGATCGCAAGCGACTGACGCATCTTCTGATTGAAGTTTTCGCCGGCACGCAATAGATTCACGAATCCATAGACGCCACCTGTGAAACCGAGCGCTCCAGCAAGGCCCATCGCCGCCCCCTTCAGCCCGCCGAGCATCCGTGTCACCTGACCGGCCCCGCGATTGAACCGCGAAGTATCCGCCCCAAACCGCACGACAAGATCACCGACTGCCGATGCCATGGGCTATCCTCGTTGTGGCGGGCCCGCGAACGTTGCGAACAAGGCCGCGGCCTGGTTCGGGCTGACGGCCTCGGACGGGCCGGGCTCGGCAAGCGGTGCGTGTGTTCGGCTATCGGCTGGACGTCGTAGCATGGATTCCAGTTTCTGGGGTTGCATCGGGTCAAAGTGTTCTGGGTCGACCTTACCCAACGCCATCGCGGCAAAGCCAAGTTTCAGTATCGTTGCCAACCGCTCTACCCACTGCGGGCCTTCCTCTTCCAATCGCGCCGCCGCAACACGTTCGTCAAACTCTTCCGGAGTGAAGTAGTCCAGCATCGCATCAACGTCAACGATGCCCGCGCGATTCGCTAGTCGGACGGCGAGCCGGCGGCGCTCGTCGTCTCGGAGTTTTTTGACAGGTCCCCAAGGTCCGTCCGGTCAATGCCGCAGTGTTCCGCGCACGCTTCGTAGAGTACACTCGCATCAGCCGCGTCCATATCCGTCAACTTCTCCGCCTCATCGTCGGACAACTGGCGGTTGCCGGCATCATCCACCAAGCAGCGAACGAACAGGTCACGGTTGGCTGATTGCATCCGCTGCGGGTCAAAGCCACGCCCGCCCTTGGCGAACAGTCGCCGCTGATACCGCGACAACTCGCCTTCCGTGAGTGATTGAATTCGCACGGATAGCCCGCTAACCGGCAAGGTAATCATCCGGTACCGTCGCTTCGTGCGTCCGAGCGCACAAAACAGTTCTTCTCGCGTTGCAATTCCCATGTCAAAACCGATCCTGTCTCACAGCCATCATTGTCAGGGAAGCACAAGCAGGCTGCTTCGCTTGTAGTCTTCCCATTCTTTCTCTTCCAATTCGTCCGCGTTGGGACCGGGAATCCACGAGCCGTCGTGGTTGTAGCCGCGCATGTATCCGCGATCCCACGCTTCGCGATCCTCGGGCGTCACACCCGCGTCGAGTTTCTTGTAGGCGTCAAGCCGTCGAGCCGCTTGTTCTGGCGTGCTTGGCGCTCGCACGCGGCATTCGTCGTCAACCGACTCAGCCACGCCCATCAGGACGAGCTTGTAGGCGTCACGGTGCTCAATAACGGTACCGGCCGGCTTGATCCCGTTAGGGAAGTCGGGTGATGGATTGCAACCCATGTCGATCAACAATCGGCACTTCATTACCGCGTGTCCTTACGCCGCGCTGCCGCCGCTCGGGAACGTCGGGATACCGTTGAGCTTGATCGAGCCAGTGCCCTTCAATCCGTCGTTCAACGCCACCGTTCCGCCGAGCGAAAAGCCCGCGCCGGCGAAGGCCCACTCGCTCGTCTCCGTATCGACGAACGTGACCTTCCAGTTCTCCGCTTGGGGGGCGCGCAGCAATTCCGTCAAGTTTTGGTGGCCAGTCAAGGCTGGGTCGTAGAAGAAGTCGAACCCACACGACCCGCCTTCCGTCCGTCCGGTTGGCTCGTAGAGGATGTCGGCCAATGCGTTGTCAAGGTAGTCTGCCTCGAACGTCTCCGATTCGACCGTCGGTAGATCGATCGAAATCACCTGTGCTACGGTTGTGTAGACGCTACTGATTTCTTGCTTCAGGGTGGTGCCCTTGCACTTCACGAGTGCCATGATTCATGCTCCGAAAAAGTGGTTGATTGAGGTGAACGCACGCAACTCCTGTTATTTCCTTCACTTGGCAAGACGCGCCGCATCCCGCTCGAATCGCTGTTTTGCTTTCGTCACCGCGGCTTGCATCGACGGCTCGCCCGCGGACGCTGTTGCGCGCTCGACAACGCCTTCAAAGAGCGGCGGGACCTGGCTTCGGCTGCGGGTGGGCGTCCTGAGCACAAACCAGTGAAGCGTCTCGGGCGTTACGCCGAGTCGCTTCCCCTTGGCGTCTTCGGTTTGGCCGCGACTCAATCGTGCCTCGCCTTTTTTACCGACCCCGAGCCCGACCTTGGCAATCGTCGCGTGCCTACGGCCGAGATGATCCAGGCCGCCTTTTTTGAATGAGCCTCCGACCGACTTGCGCATGCCGGCTTTCAGCGACGCCGCGTGGGCCGTGTGGCATTCTTGCGAGTTGATTTCCTTGCGAATGTGCTTGCGGACGATCGTCATGGCTGCACGGACACCGGCCGCCATGGCGTTACGGGACGTTTTGTTTTTGATCGTCGCGACGGCGCGGATAAGCTCTTCCATGCCGACGATCTCGATAACGGCTTTCTTGCTGCCAAATCCCATCACACGCTCTCCGGAAATTGCACGACGTAACTCTGCTCAACGGTGTGCCACAGCCGCTTTGAGTTGTCGCCCCAGCGAATCTTCGACGGCGTTTCGTCTTCCAGCCAGGAGTCAAACGCCGTGCCGCTTCCGCCGTACCACGCAAGCCCAGTTCCCCGACTTGTCCCATTGGTCTTCACGGCCGCGGCCAAACCGTCGGCCCGCTTGCGCGTAGGGGCCCGGCAACTGAGATTCACCTGCGCCATCACCATCGCCCCGTCTCCGTCGATCGTGTTTTCACGCGGCTTGGAATCGACCTCGATGATGATGTGTTCTTCCTCGCGATTGTCGATTGCGGCCAATTCGTAGGAGCGAATCCGCGCACTGTCGCCCGTGCCGACGAGCGCCGTGACGGCGGACATGGCCAAGAGAGCGGTTCGGATTTCGTCCTCAACTTCCACGTCACAATCTCTCCGTGCATTCCAACTCGATCACGCGATGCAAATTGTCCAAGTCGATCGCCGCCGAGATATTGAATCGCCTGGTTGTGCCAGCCACCATGATCCAGTTGTGATCGTCGATCGTCGCCGTCACGTCGTCGTGTGCGACCCGCAGGACGTGTGACACGTTGGCCTCTTGCGACGATTGCAAGTCGACCAGATTGCCACGTAGTGGAATAATCTCGGCCCACCGCCGGCACAACTCCTTCGCGTCTTCCGGAAACTCCCCGTCGTCATTGGCCGTCTGGGATTGGTCCTGCTTGTACACGATGATCCGAGTGTCCCGATGGCCCGCGCGGGGAAATCGCTTGCGGGTGCGCCTCATGAGAGCACCCTCACGATTCTGTGCGGCGAAAGAATGCTGTCGAATCCTCCCCACGGGTACTCCTCGCCGTCGCGGTTCGCGTAAAGCCATGCGACCCGGGCGAGAATCCATCGCTTGATGTTTTTTGGAACGGAGCTTGCCGCCGCGCCGAAGCCGGCCGAATAGGTTACGGCTACCACGTCGGGATAGTCTCGCGTTGTCGGCCAGTTCTGCCCGTACTTCCGCCGGACGAGTCCGCGCCCGAGTTTCGTTCCGAGTTCGTAGTAGGTACCCGCCAGCGTCTGCGTAGCCCCGTTGGCGTCGACGTAGGTGATCGACGTGATTGCCGACACGGGCGACCAGTGCAATTCCATCGGATCGGCGAACCAGTCGAAATAGTCGATGCAGGCCGCGGTCACCAGAGACACGTCGCCGAGTCGCGTTTCGCAGTCAAGCCGTGCCTCCGAAATCATCAACGCAAGGTCGTCGTCGTCATCCGTGTGGTCGATACGAAGTTGGCGGCGCGCCTCTTCGACCGTAACGGGCTCGACAGCCGAGGGCGTCCGCGTAAAATGAACGCTGCGAAGATAGCTGATCATGGACACGCTAAGGCCTCCGGTTCCACAATGGGAAATTCCTTCCACCAGAGCGTCGAAAAAAAGCGGCCGCCGGAGTTCACATCGCTGACGCCAGCCGCCTGGCCACAAAGCCACCTCGTGGGGCAGTAAACTCGCGAGCGGGAATGCAGCCGGCCAAGTTGAAAATCGAAGTTGTAATAGTTCACAGGCGCCTGTTTCGGCCACGGTCGGTCGAGGGCGGACACACACTTTTCGAGCATCGCCCGGCCCATGGCATAGGCGTGCGTCCGGTTCACGTTACGGCCGCGAATTACCTGCTCGTTGACCCGCGTCGGCGGCGTGGTGTCTTTCCAAAGATGCTGGCCGCCGAAATAGATCGCGTCCCAATCGCCGGGCACCCAATCCAGGAACACGGACGAGCGCTCCGAGAAGTCCGACGCAAATACGGCGTCATCCTCGAAAATCAGAACGCTGTCGAGGCCGTCCGCAATGGCTCGCTTGTAAATTCCGAGGTGACTTTGAAAGCAGCCCCAGGATCCCGCGAGTCGTTTGCGGTTGGGGCCGCCGTACCAAGCAGGCGGCTCGTGTTGCGACCCGTCAAAGGCCGGAACGAGTTCGATCGGCGGGAAAGCCCAGTCGATGGGCACGCGCGACCGGAAGGCGGCGAGGCGCTCCGGTCTGCGGTCAAGATTGATAACCACACAACGGTCAAACATCGTCCCGGCCTCAACAGGAGTTACGCAATCGCCGTCGGCGGAGTGGACTGCGCGTAACGCGGCTGGCTGAGAATCGCCACGCACGCTACCAGCTCCTCGCTCGCGGCGTCACTGATTGACGGCGTGATCCACGGTTGGCCGGCAGTCAGTGCGTCGGCATCCAACTCGACGACGAGCATCCGGTCTTCGTAGGTAGCCGCCGTCAGCGTCAGCGCCGCCGACGTGGCCTCCGTCCCCAGAGCGTCGCCGGAGGCGTTTTTGAGGTCGGCCGCCGTCGCGCGGTAATTGAACGTCTCGGCCGTCGTCTTCGTCCCGGCCGAAGCGCCGGAGTTGACGGTCAAGATTGCGTCGCCCGTCAATTCTCCGAAAAGAAAAATCAACGTGGCGTGGCCATAGTTTTCCATCGACACGCTGTCGCAATCGACGCCGGCCTCGTGGTCCTGCGGCTCCAACAGCGGGACGATCTTGTGCCTTTCACAAAAGCGCATTGGGTTATCCCCTTTGTCATGAAGTAGTAAACGAAAACGAACGGGTACCGAGGTTACGTCCGGGCCGCCAACGTGACGATGCAACTGAGCGAATCGCCCGCGCTGTGCGGGGTCAGGGCGGAAGCCCAAGTCGGCTGGCCGTCCACGCGGTACGTCGCCTTGAACGTCTGCTCGTCCGTCGCGAAGCGGACGTGGATCGAACTGGCCGCCTTCGGATCGCCGGCCTTGTCCACCAGGACGTAGCTGGCCGGGTCCCAAAGGATGATGTCGCCGACCGTGCCGACGGCCGCGCAGTATTCGACCGGGATGACCGGACGGCCCATCAGGATGCCGTACTGGCCCTGATTTAGCAGGCTTCCCGCCGGGTAGTAGAGCGGGATACCCTCGACAGAAGTCGCGGCCGACCCATAGCGGCCCTCCAGGGTCAACGAGAACAGGAAGGGCTCGACGCTCTGGTCAACAAGCCACACGGACGTCTTGCGGCAACCGGCGAACAGGCGAGCCCACATCGATGTGATGTTCGGGCCCCAGACGGTCGATCCCGTCTGATTCGTCTCGATCGTGACCGACACCGCACAGTTGGCGTTAGTCAACCCGAGCGGTTTTGCCGAACCGTCGCCGGTGACGATCGCGTCCTCGACCGTGAACAGGAGTTCGTTGGTCAAGAGGCGTTCGAGAAAGGCGCCCGACGCCGGGGCGTCTTCGAGCATTTCCTCGGTGATGTATCCCAGCGCCCCGGCCTTGTTCAAGGTGAGGGTCATCTGGCCGACGGCCGGCTTGCTGTCTGTGATCGAACTGGTTTCACCGACCCAGTACCCGCGAATACCGCCGGAACGCGCGCCGTCGGCGCGGGAGGTTTCCACCACACGCGGGATCTTGATGGTGTTGCGCTGCAGCGGCAGGTAGAAGCCGACAGCCTTGATCCTGGACAACAGTTCGCCCGTCGAGTACATCCGCTCCAGGATGCGGCTCGAATACTCGTCGGGGATCAGGAAGCCGCCAAGGCTGTCCACATCCCCACGCATTCCGGGGGCTGACCCCATCGGAGCGGCGCGGAGCCGAGAGTCGGCGGCCGACGGCAATTCGGCCGCCTGGCGCACCTTGAACAAGAACTCGCCGAAGTGCTCGAATTTGCCGGTTGCCTCTCCGCGGATGGCGCGGATCGACGGGCTGTCGGAACGGCTCGGGTTCGTCCGGTAGCCGGCCTCGGGTTGGCGGGTGGCGCTAGCCACTTCGTCGTCCAGATCGGCGAGTGCCTGGAGCCGGGAAGTCTCCCGCTTCTCTTCGGCCTCGATCTGGGCGGCCAGGTCCTTGCTCTTGGCGACGTGGGAATTGACCGCAGAGAGTTCCTCGTCGGTCAGGTCTTCGCCGCAATCCTTGGCGGAGACGGTGATCTGCTGGGCCTTTTCGAGTTCGGAGGCTCGCTCGGCTTGCAGACGCTTGATCGTTTCGCTCATTGCATTTTTCTCCAGGGCGACCCCGGAGAGGCGCAATAAAAAACGGCTGCCACGCACCAGGGCGGCCCGAACATTGATGGGAATGTCCAGAACACCGTGAAGCGCGGCAACCGTCTCAGCGGCTACTTGGCTCCGTCACACCAGGCGGCTCCGTCGCGTCTCAGCGCGGCGGGCGGCCCAGTGCCGTGATTTGAGTTGTACGGTGAAGTTTATCGGGGGTTTTTGATTGATGCAACGGTAACACCCGTTACCCTGATACCTCGGGGTACGCCATACTTCCGCTCGATAGCCCCGTGACGTTCAAGTGCATTCAGGTGTCCATAGGCGCAATGAACCGAACAGCCCAGCCAGCGTGCCACGTCGCGGACGCTCGGGGCGTACCCCATCTCGGCCACGTAATCGCGGACGAACGCAAGCACGGCGGTCTGGCGGGGCGTCAGGGTCATTCCTGGTAGACTCCCTCTCCGGCCAGCGCAACCTTCGCCTTCGCCGTCGCCCGGGCGGAACCCTTCTTGCGCGGAACCAAGGCCCCGAGCAATTCGCCCAGCGTGGCGATGCCGTCCACCATGCCCGCCGCAAGGGCATCGTCGGGCATGACAGTTCGGCCCTTGCCGAAGTTTGCCGCCACGGCAGTGGTCCGTTTCCCACGGTTCGCCCCGACAGCCTCCAGGAATTGCTGGTAGTACGTGTCCACGTCGGCCTGCATCGCTGCCAGGGCCTCGTCCGAAAGCGGAGCGAACGGACCCGCCTCGACCTTTTCGGGAGTGGACGAGATTACCGTCACCTCCCAACCGATTTGCTTGAATGCCTCAGTCGCGTTGACGTGGGCGGTCCAGACACCGACCGAACCGACACCGCCGGAGGGGCTGACGAACGTCTTGGACGCCGCCGAGCCGATCCAGTAGGCCGCGGAGTACATTTCGGCGTTGGCGATCGAGTAGACCGGTTTGACACCGCGGTAGCCGCGGATCTGGTCGGCCAACTCGGGGACGCCGTAGACCACGCCGCCCGGGCTGTCCCAATCGAGCACGACGGCCCCGATCGACGGGTCGGTCATCAGCCGTGCCAAGACCTCCGATATCTCATCCGTCGAGAGCCCCGCCCACCAGGAGCGATGCTGTTCGACCACGCCGCGCAGGGAAAGAACCGCCACGGCCCCGTCGCTCCGCGGCAAGGCGAGCTTGGCCGAGTCGACGGAAAGCGACGGGTCGGCAAGTACCGGGGCCAGTGGATTCCAATGTTCTTCGACCGCGACGCACACCGTACCGTCGCCAAGATGCTGGGAGGCAAGGGAACGCAATGCGCCCGGCTCCATGGGCCAGACGCCGTGATTCAGACGGTCAACGAACTCGCTCTTCGTTTTCATCAAAAGGTTCCTCATCTTCAGGTTCAAGTATCCGGCACACACCGCCGACAATCTCGGAGGCGAGTCCGTGTTTCCATTCGTCAATCAGGACGGGAACGCCCATTGGCGATTCAAACGCCGTTGCAACCGCGGCCTGCCAGTGGCGGCTCATATTGCCCGCGACAACGGAAGCAGCGAGCATCGGAGGCTCGCAGGACGCCGCCTCCCACGACAGGAAGGCCGGCTCCAGTTCGGCCCCGGTAATCTCGGCGTGTTGGACAAAGAACTTGTCCACCCAAGCCTCAAAGGTGTCCCGTCGTCCGTCCCGGGCGTGTTTCTTCCAAGCCGATTGAATAGCCCGACACTGCCGCGATGCGATCCGATCGGCCGCGTGCTCGATTGCCGGCAGCACGATCGCCATGGCGTCTGGCGTAGGCGACGAAGCGGGAGCCTCCGGCGCGGGAATCGCCGCCGCGGGGAAGCTGTGCGCCACGGCGATCGGCTCGAAACTCGGGACCATCCCGGACGGACCGGCTGGCACCGGCCGGGTCTGACCGACGGGGATCATGTTCAACGGCTCCAGGTACGTGTCGCCGCCTTTGATCGGGTTGCGGTCAATCGCCTCCCGAACGTCGTTCGCAGAGAACCAACCCCACTGCCGGCCAAGCGCGAAGCCGTTGCTCTGGGTAGCGAAGTCGCCGCGCAAGAGTCCGGCCATATTGTGCTTCAGGTAGAGCTTCGTCCCAATGAAGAAACGGCGTCGGGCGGAGCGCTCGATACGCACGACGCGAGGGGCAATCGAGTGCTTTTGAAACGCGATGTCCGCCTGTTCGCTGTTGCTGTAGGTCGAGTGCGTATTGTCGTGAATCATCGTCGGCGGCATGTCGAACATCCCGCAGATTTCGATTCGCTGAAATTCCCGCGTCGACAGGAACATAGCATCCTCGAACGGCATGTCGATCTGCTTGAACTCCAGCCCCTCTCGCAGGAGCCCAAATCCAAATGCCTTGCGCGCACCGCGGAACTTCTCGTTGATGCCGTCAACCAATGCCTGCCCGGCCGTCTCCGAGAGCGGGGGAGCTTCCAAGGGCTGCTGAATGAATCCGCCGGCCCACGCACCGTTGCCGAAGAATGCGTTGCCGAAGTCGCTGGTGGCCCGGGCCAGCCCTAACGCCTCGCGGTTGTAGCCGACCGTAGATACGCCCGTAACACCATTGATCGACAACGCCGGAGTGTACCACATATCGGCCGCCTTGATCGCGTCACGACGGCCGCCGTCCCGGTGAATGAAGAGCAGGCTGCCCGTCTCGTTGTCGCGTTTGATGTCAACGATCTCGCGGCTGGGAATCAGAGTCAGCCGGTAGGGCTCGTTGCGGCGCCCGACCGACCAATCAACGAAGACGTAGGCCGAGCCCCACAATTCGAGATTTGCCTGCATGGCCTCGCGCAGCGTCATCCCGCTGGCGTCGCCGTTCGCTTCACCGTCGAGCAAGTCCTCCAGTGGATGCTCGACCGGAGCGCGTTCGCGTGGCCCCGTCTTCTCCACCACGTCAACCGGAAGAGAGGCGATGGTCTTGCTGATTTTCGCGACGCACGCAAAGACGGTTGTAATCCTGAACGCGGAATCTTCGCTGATGTCCGCGCTACTGATCGTTTCAATGCCGCGGGGCCCGTACCAATAATCGTCGGCCGGGTCCTTGTTGACCCATCCACTTCCGTCAGCCCGGCAAAGACCAAGCAAGGTATCGAGCATTCACGGTTCCTCCTATCGTTTTCTCTTCCGCGACAAAGCCACGGGGAGAATTGTTCCTACGATTGCAACGGTAAGCATCAACGTGCCCGCGAGAATGCATCCGGCGCGCCAGTCAACGGCGGCCGTTCCGAGCGTCAACAGAGCGAATCCCGAGACAGCCACAAGGTTCCGAGATCGCTGGGGTGTCCACTTCGGCGGTTGCGCCTTCAGGGGTTCGGAGTCAGGCATTGGTTCTCCCAGGGGAATGGAACGTTGGGGATGGGCTTGCCGAGAAAGTGGCACAAGCACCGCCATTCAACCGCGGGCATCAATAACGGCCGATTGTGGGCCGTACACCATTCCCGCACGGACTGAATGTGCAGCCAATGGCGTGCCTTGTAGAGACGCTCGACCGGAGAAGCACAGCCGTAGAGTAAGTTTTGGATTCGATCAAATCTCGCAATTTCCTTCGGGCTTTTTGTTCGGTTTTCGTTGACGACGTGCCCTACGGATCGGTACCACGAGTCTTGGTCACGTATTGTCAAGAGGATCTTCGCCTCCGGATACGCCTCGGCAACTTCGCGCCACCAGATTTCTTCCGTCGCCGCGTCAACGTCATCGTAGATCCGGAAATCGAAGTCCATTGGCGGGTAGAGCGGCACACGCTCATCGTCGTGATGCAAGGCATTGTAGCCGAGAATCGTCAACGCCTTCCAAAGGCTTCGCGTTCCCGTTCGCGGGTAGCCGACACATAGTACCTGAAGACTCATCGCCGCTTCCTCGTTCACTTCAAGGTTGGTTTTCGTCCCCATATCCACCACTGATCGTGCTGCGCCGTCGTCTCGCCGCGCTCATCAAAGAGCCATTCGGTCCCCGCAAGCAGGTTCCGAATGTCCGATTCATCAAATACCGTCCGCTCGATAACGTCCGTCGGTTCGTTGGGCGGCGACTTGAACCACGTCGTGTAGAGCGTCCCGCCTGGCGCAAGCACCCGCAGCAGTTCCGCCACGTAATGCGTCGCCACGTCCATGGTGCAAAGATGAGTGAAGACACTGATGGCCACGGCGTAGCTGACAGAACCTTCGTCGAGTGGTATTCGGAAGTCGATCGGCTTGACTGTCGCGCCTGGGTTTCCATCGCGATAGTACACGTCGATGTGCTCAAACCGGTAACGGTTTTTCCATGGCTCGAATGCCGAACGGCAAAACTCGACGCACTCCTGCATCGGGTCCATGCCAACGTACTGACAACCGTAGGGCAGACACGTCACGGCAAATCGCCCGTTGCCACAGCCCAGGTCAAGCACCAAATCTTCAGGCGTCGGCTTGACGTGCAACAGATCACGTATCCACACGCCTTCCCAGTAGGCGAGGTCGAAGCAGTCCTTGTCGGGAGTTGGGGTCATCGGGCGATGACCGCCGGTGATTCCGTGCATGACCCTGCACCATTCCGCGTCCGTCCTTGCGTTCCATTTCGTCATTGTTACGTCCAAGTACATTGTTTACAGATGTCAGGCACGTCGCCGGCCGCGAACCTTCTACGAAAGTCCGCTGCGCGATCGCCGAACCACGCATCGTCAAAACTCTGGTCTTCAAGATCCCCGATCGCCTCATCCACCACACAGCAAGGGCGAACCTTCCCCGCCACGTCCACGAAAGCGACGCTCCATGGAATGCGGCAGACTCCGCCGGTAGGATTGGGTTCGGACGACAATCTACCAAGGCGTCCAAGCATGGTGGCAGATGGCTGAAAGTCAATCCTCGCCGCGTCGGCAACCTCGACTGCGGCTCGATAGTGCGGCTCGGCCGCAGGCCAATCGTCCACGAGGCTCTGCCCCTCCATGCCGTCGTATTCGCGCAGATCACCGACGACGACGCGATCCGCTTTGAGCGTTTCCGCGAGCCGCACCACGTCGGGCATGTCCGCGACGTTGTGGCGCATCGCGCAAAACTCGATCGTCAAGCCGGGCCTCACGGCGTCGCCGCGTAAACGATTGAATGCAGCGATGGATTCCGTTGTGTTTTCGAGGGCGACACCGCGGACCCATTTGTGGTTGTCCGCAAGGCCGTCGATTGACACTTTGAGGCGTTCCCATTTGTTCGTGGCAAGCATCGTGGCAACGAGGGATTCCGTCAACGCAAGACCATTGGTCTGGAACTCGATCCCGCGCGCACCGCTGTTGGCCGCCAGCAGGAAAAATCCCAGGAAGCCGGGATGAATCAGCGTCTCTCCGTGACCGGATAAATTGATCCATGGTTGATAGCGCTCGATCGCTGGAACGATTTTGCAGAACGTACTTTCGCTCATGTCCACCGAAACATACCCGTGGCGACGACGCGCGCAATGGCGGCATCGCAGATTACAATCCGTCGTGGTTTCAATGTGGAGCAATTCCAATTCAGGGCGCATCTTTGACTCCTGCACGCTCCTTGTTTTCCGCTTCCCAGTAGCACGGCACCTTCGTGCTTTCCATCGCCGCGCGAATCGTCTCCATGGCATCCCCGTGATCCGGATGATTCGGTGAGTGAATCGCACGTAGAGCGTACTGCTCGGGCCCCCAGGCATGGTTCAGCAACGTGTAGAGCAGGACCCGCGTTGCGCCGAGACGTTCGGCACTATCCATGAACGCCGGAAGCTCTCGCCAATTCGCGGATTGCACAACGAAACCAAGCTCAAACTTGTCCAACCTGAGCGTCGATAGAAAACGCAGATTGTCTTGTAGCCGGCTCCACGATCCGCCACGCAGCGCCCGATAGGTGTCCTCCGTCGCAGCGTCTACCGAAACATTCACACCGGCGATTTGGGCCCGCGTTGGAATCGCCTCGTATGCTTCCGGCGTGAAGCCGAGTCCGTTGGTCAGGAAGTACCACTTCAGACGCGGAGCAAAATCGGGCGTAATTGTCGTCAACAGTTCCCAGTAGAGGTTCGAACCGAACGGATCACCGTAGCCCGTGCAGTGAATGTCGGTGGCGTCGGCCGCCAGGCGGAAGACGAAGTTGCGTTGAAACACTTTCAGGTGATCGTACCGCTCATCGCCAGGCCGGAGGCGAAACGCAGCGGGGCGGCATGATGGGCACGCCAGGTTGCACGACGGATCGTATCCGAGGGACAATACCCGTGGATCGGTATGGGTGCTGCCGTTGTTCATTAGCGTCGAAAGCCAGTCATCCGAGACGTCTGCCCGTCGCATCGGAGGGTCGCTTTCGGCCAACAGCCTCGGGCAACTTCGGCACATTCGGGGGAGGGCGCCACGTTCGTGCCATTGCGCGCGAATGGCACGCGTCCGGTCTGAATTCCACACCTCCATGAAACGGTCGTAGAATCCGGGGTCGGCCATTTCCGAAAGCGTGTATTCGCCGAGGACGCATTCGTGCGTGGCCCAGCATTGCGAACATAGCGCGAACCCAACCTTGTCCCAGGTGTGAAACTTGATCGTCATGTCGAGCCAGCGGCTCGGGTTGGGACACCACCAATCGGCTACCTTCAACACGTCACCGCCTCCAGGGAATATCCGCCAAGAGCGTAATCGTCTGCGTAACGATGCTCGACCATGGCGAGCAAGTCCTCGGTGTAGTACTCGCGCCACGGGCTGTGTTCGCTACGTCGTGCGTGCGGAAGCCGCGGCAAGCCGAACCGCCCTCTAATGGTTGGCCACGCCTCGTTGATGTCCACAACACGAAACACATCGTCAGGCTTTCGTTCGAGAACGTGTCGGAAAAAGTCAGATTGTGGCTGAAAATGATGGTTCATCAACTCCGGAGACATACTGCAAACCGCGTCGGCGAACGTCGCAAACGGACACCCGATAAACTTCCGCATGGCCGGGTTCATTTCAAAATTGTCTTCGCTTGGCAAAGGCTCGTTGCACCAATCAGCCCAGCAACTTACCAACCTGGCGGCCGGGTGTCGCACGAAGGTAAACCAGTACAGATCGGCGTACCGATTTGCCGCCTCTCGCGTGGGAACACGCCATGGCGCGTTCCACTGAAGCGTCTCAAACTCGACGCCGGCCTGCTCTGCGATCGCAAGCTTAAGCGACGTGCAAGCGGCCTTTGGGATGTTGAGGTACACGTATCCGGCGGATTCGTTGACGATGCAGTAGGACATTCTATCGTGTCGCGTGAAGTTTGCGGTTGTTCTCAAAATTGTCGAAGTTGAACCCATCCCGTCCGTAGCAACCTGCCCGTCCGTGGCCCGGCTGGTTTTTCTCGGGAGTGGTCCCTGGGTGTTCGACGTGCTCAATAATCGGTTCGCGCTTGATCCGAAGGCCAGCCCGCTCGATGTCCTTCAATATGATCCCGTCATCCCCTCCGTAAGCGACACACCGTTCATTCCAGCGAACCCGACGCCAGTTATTGGCAACCATGGCTACCACGCCAGTGGCACCGTGATCAACGTCAACGTATTCTGCATCTCCATGACGCACGACCATGCGGTAGGTCGGCACGACGGCTTCATTATCACGCACACCGACCATTGCATCCAAACAGTCAGGTGACAAGGCATGATCCACGTCCATGCAAATAATCACATCAGCGCCATCCTTTAGCGCGGCATCCACGCCAGCGTTCTTCGTCGCACAGATACTGAATCGTCGCTCGCCATCGACGACCGGTAAGAGATTCTGCGGGTAGATGACGCTCTTTGCGTACAGTGGCAAGAACACCTTGTACGCCTCCGTCACGACATAGACGGTGGCTTTCGATCGCTCGTAAATGGCGTGGTTCCAACGGAAGTGTTCCCGGAGCCGAGACAGAGGCACCTTTAGATAGCTGACAAACACGACCGCGATTTTGCGGTTGGCCACGTCCGGCGTAGGCTTGAGTGGCTTTCGCATGTCCGCGACGTACCGCTGTGACGCATCGAATGCTTCCTGCGAACAAACCAGGGGCGGAAGAATCGCATCAATGCCCGGGTGCTTTGTCGTGCAGCGACGACAGACCTCCGGAGAATCGGCCAGCATTTCACGACCACACACGGCGTCTCTGATTTGCTGCCATCGGGCAACGAGAGACGCCAGCG